AAGGGGGAAAAAACGAAAAAAAGAGCGAGGAGAAAAAAGGGAGGAAAAAAAAAGAGGGGGGGGGGGGGGGGGGGGGGGGGGCGCCCCTTCTCATTCAAATCTCTTTTTTAAACACATCCCCCCCCCCCCGCCGTGGCCCCGCCCCGTGCATTCATTCTCATTCATTCATTCATTCGGGCGCCAACAACCACTTTCCTCGGCAGAACCGAGCGTAGGCCGCTACGTTACAGCGCATTAGTTCTAACAACCTATGTTTCACATCGACGCAACGTTTGAAGACACCCGGCTGATAGCTACGTCGAAAGACGGCCACGGCTACGACGCTATTCTCACGGACAACCTCACCGGGAAGCAATTCACGCTCCCGCTTAAGGCGGCTCACCTGGCTATGGTGCTGGCGATTAACCTGCACCCGGACGGTGAGCCTGACGGGTTTGAAGCGATGTATGCGGAGTTGGAACCGCTCCTGCTCGACTGCCCACTGGTTTGTCGCCCGATTCCCTAGCCTGACACGGAGCGGGAGGACCGCCACTCCCGCTCAAGTTAGATTAGACTTTATGCAAACCCAAACCCAAACCCAAACCCAAATCGACGATGCGCTACGCGCAGACAAAGCCCAGTCGCGTAGTGACAAGCTAATCCGCGTTTGCGCGGACTTCGGCCTAACCCTACCCAAAAACGCAATGGAGTGGCGCTGTCCGCAAGACGCTACGCGAGGCACTTTGCCAAGTTTCAACTGCGAAGCGGAGTTGCTTTGCACGGATGGCATTGTTGCGTGGTTCGCGGTCGGCGGCAAGCCATTCTTTGGTCACCTTGCCGCATTTGACGCGAACAAGAAAGAGTCCGACGCCAAATCCAAATCCAAACCTTCTAAAGCCAAAGCGTTCGAAGAATTACTTGCAATGTTATGATCTCACTTTACGACTATCTTTTCGCTGGTGCGTTCGGCTTCGGCTGGGGTCTACTAGCTGGTGTTCTCGGCCTACTCTGGGCGCAATCCAAATGACGCTAACGCCAGCCTACGGGCGCGATTACAAAACGCAAGCGGAAGTCCTAGCGGACTTCAATGCAAATCGGGACTTCATTCTCCGGCACTTGTTGGAGCGTGATCGACCAATCAACAAAGAGCAGATTCCAGTCGGCACCCGCATCCAATTCCGCTATTCAAAACTAACCAAAGTGCTCGGTCACACCGTAGCCCCCTAACCCTATGCAACTCAAATATCTAATCTTCGAGACGAAGGACGGCTTGCCTGTCCCAGTCATCTTCTCCGAACTCTTGCAGCACAATACCGTTAGCGTAGCTAACGCTAAGCCGGTGTCCGGTGGCTTTGTCAGCCTGATCGGCGCGGACAACGACGGTGTGTTCGCCGCGCCGCACGGTGAAAGCATTAGCCTACAGCTAAAGCCCGCTATTGGCGACAGCCAGTTAATTGAAAGTTATTTGAACAAGCTGTCGCCCCCTGCGACTGAAGTCAGAGACGGAAACTGGTAAACCATATGACACCCAGTCCCGAACAACAAGCCGGTATCAACGCACTGACCGCTTCGCGGTCCAACCTAATGTTTTCCTGTCCTGCCGGTGGCGGTAAGACCACGCTCATGTGCATGTTGGCCAAGGCACTCGGCCCCAACTCCGGCAAGATCATCGCGCTTGCGTTTAATAAGGATGCAAGCACGGCGTTAGCTGCCAAGATGCCCTACTACGTCGAGTCCTCAACCTTCCACAGCTACTGCTACACCGCGCTTGGCGCGCACCTCGGACGTAAGCCCAAGCCTGACGGCAAGCGTTGCGCTTGGCTGTTGAAAGATATGTGTCCCGATTGGAAAACTAGGCGGGAGCTTGAAAGTCCAACGCTGACCTTAATCTCTCGGTTCAAGTCCACTACGGACCCCGTTGGGCCTTCCGCCCTAGCCAACGTCGCTGACCGCTTCGACATCGAGGCCGGACCCGCCGTCCTTCGCTACGCCGAAGCAATCCTGCTTGAATGTCTCAAGCCTAACCCAAAGTCTATCGACTTCGATGACATGCTTTGGCTGGCGTATCACTGGCAGGTGCGTTTCAACGCAGTGGCGTATGCACTCCTGGACGAAGCCCAAGACACCAACGCAGTGCAACGCGCACTGCTAAAGTCAATCCTCGACTCGCTTGGCAGACTCATTGCCGTCGGCGACCCACACCAATCCATCTACGGCTTTCGCGGCGCAGACCACGAAGCGATGACGCTGCTAAAGTCTGGGTTCGCAATGGAGGAGTTGGCCCTGTCGGTCAGCTACCGCTGCTCGCAAGCCGTAGTCAAAGAAGCACAGAAATATCTATGATCGAACAAATATACGAAGTCAAACTAATCGTTCGCACGAACGGTAAAGTCAAACGAACGCCAGAAGAAATCCAAGACGTCTTGCACGAACACCTCAAGTGGCTTGAGCGTGAGGATGTCCGTCAAATCAAAGCAACTCAAGTTTACGAACAAACACGATGATCCAACCACACCCTGACGCGCCTCTCGGCTCCGTAGCCACACTGCACAACTACAACGCGCAGACCTTCCCCGCAACCTCCGCAATCCTCTGCCGTAACACAGCACCCCTAATTACCTTTGCGTTTGACATGCTGCGCAGAGGCGTTGCTTGCCACGTAGTCGGCCGCGACATCGCAATCGGGCTTGAAAAGCTCGTTGATAAGATCGGTGCCACGTCCATGACTGACTTCCGCGAACGCATGTCCGCGCATAGCGCGAACGAAGAATCCAAGCTACTCCGCAAAGGCAAGAAGCAACAAGCGGAGAACTACGTCGACCGCTGCACCGCACTGCTAGAAATTGCGAGCCACTGCGTCAGCGTATCCGACATCAAACTTCGGATTCAGAAAATCTTCGAGTCCGGTCCGGGCGTGACTCTCTCCACCATCCACAAAGCCAAAGGTCTCGAATGGGAAACCGTCTTTCTCCTTGACTGGGGACTTTTGCCTAGTCGCTACGCCGAATCCGAAGGCGAGAAACAGCAGGAGAAGAACTTGCAGTATGTTGCGGTCACTCGCGCAAAGTTGGACTTGCGGTTCATTACAAGTGGAGCGTGGAGCGCGTAAGCAAAGCGCAATCTATCCTAGGATTCTCATTTTTGCTATATCAAAAATAAAACCCGATTCTCAAATTTGATACTTGCAATGCGCCTAGCCTTTGCTATATTTCTCTATGCCAAACTACGTAGCCCTTCACCGCGAAGCAATAGACCTGCACGGTCAACTTCTCAGTTGCGCGGAAGTGGCGTTAGCTGCTGGCGATACCGACATCGCAGCCTTCTACTCCGCAATGTGTGACGCAATTCCGTCCGCACTTCCCTTTCCCAACGCAATTCCGCGTAGTGAAAACGAGGCATCCGCCTCACAACCCGAGGCTAACGCCTCACAATAGAACCAACCAAACAACATGGCAAAGTATAAAACATCCTCCATCGGCTTCGACCTGAGCTTCTCCGGTCCCGAAACGATCGACGACTACAACCTCAAAGCTGGTGCCCGCGTGAGCGGACTGCCCGCTGTCCTCGAAGACGCTGTCGGCGCAGAGATTGCGTGGGGAACGCTTCCCGAGTGGCAGTCTGCGTTTGCTGATGCGATCAGCAAGCAGGACGGCAGCTTCACCCGTGAGATCAACGCTGACGCGACCGCCAAAGCGAAAGCTGCGGCCAAGTCCGAAGACGCCAAGGCCAAGGCCGTCGTTTACGAGACCGTCAGCAAATCCGTCAAACGCTATCTCGCCGGCAAGTCTGACGAGGACAAAGCCCTGCTCGCACAGCTCGCGCAGCAGGTTGCCGACAGTATCACCATCGACCCGAGTCCAAGCAAGCGTTCCGGCAAGATCAAGGGCGACCTCGTTGCCAAAGCGGACTCCATCCTGTCCCTCGACGAGGACGCAATCGAAGCCAAGGTCGAGAAGCTGCTCTCGGTCGTGCCAAATTACGAACTCGTCCGCGAGGAGAACGGCCTGCCGAACCGCGACTCGCTCGCGCGTATGATCGGTGCGTATTCGGACGCGATGTTGGCTGGGGTGTAATTTCGTGGCCAAATAGACCACGCTCCGGCTCACTTTTGTGGGAGCCGGATGACTCAAGTGCGGGCTAAGAGTATAAATGCCTCCCGCGTCTGTAGGTTCAGCGTAATCCAGACCTTCACTGCTTGTATAAGCTCAACTAGAAATCGGAGAAGGGTTTCTCGCCGACGCCCGGCGTAAGCGGACACAATCCGCAGGCGTCCCTTTATGAACAAACAAACCCGTATTGTCCTTGAGAACCTCAAGGGTAACATCGAAGACGCGAAAGCTGAACTCGAATCAATCCAAGCTGACGAACAAGACAAGTTCGACAACTTAAGCGAAGGCCTACAGGCCAGTGAAAAAGGCGAAGCGTTGCAAACTGCCGCCGATACTGTGCAAGAGGCAGTCGATGCAGTTGCCTCAGCAATCGATTCGTTACAAGAAGCCATTGACGCACTTGACAACGTCGAATAGTTATGACTAACCTAACCAACAAACCAATGACCATCCAACCCTGCCACAATAAAGTCCTAATCGAACGCATCCAAGAAGCCAGCCACATTCTAGTTGATGCCGAGTCTGATCCCAACGCAAAGATTGTCGTAGTTGCCTGCGGCCCACAAGTAACGTGTGCCTTTCCCGGCGACGTAATCCTGCCCCGGCCCAATACAAACTTCCTTGAACTGTCCAAGGAACTGACCAACGGTCGGACGATGGCGTTGATTGACGACTCGGCGATTTATGCGGTGATTAAGTAAGCTTTGGGAAAGTCCCACCATTAACGGGGCCGTCGTTGTTCAGCCAGCTATGTTCGACGTTAACAACTAAAGCTGCTCGCGATACGTTGGAAAGGGTCATACCTTTCGGTGTTAAACGATCAGACGATATTGAGAGTAGGCGTCTTTAACTAAGCCAACTCTACGCATCCCGGCCTGCGTAATGACCGGCTTCTTTCAGACCTCGTGACTATACGTTAGCCACCACCCGGAGACGGATCGGAGCACTCTTATCGACGAGAAACGAGCACAAGTCTGCGTAACTGAGCAACCCGAACGATAGCGGGAGGCTCCCCAAACGAGGGGAGGAACAGAGAAACCATTAAGATACTCTTACCGAACGATTCGAGACTGACGCTTGCGTTACCTTGTCTGTGTTCCGTTCCTCCCCTCCTTTGGGCAACCGTAGTAGCGATAGATTGTGCCGCAAGGTCCGATCAGATCCTAGGGAGTAGGTCCACGGGAGTTCGAGTCTCCCCTTTCTTACCGCCGAGACCTACGGTTGCCCTTCACTTTATGTCACAAAACGCCCGCAACAACCCCGACGCCTACGACTCCGCAACCTCTGCTGAGTTCTGGGCTAAACAAGACTGGCTTGCCAGTATCAAAGAAGAACTAAGCTCACGCAGCCGTGAAGATTACCTAGAAGCTCGCGCCGAATCCCTTCGTGCCCAGCAACAAGACGCCGATGACCAAGCTTGACCTACGTAACCCGACCGGTCTGCACCTCTCCGAGTCTAACTTCCGCAAGCACGAAGCGGACATCCTTTCCTTCCTCCGCACGTTCCCCTCTCCTCTAACCCTATCCCACCCAACCCTCGCCTGCTCCACGTTTACCGCACAGTTGCGCAATGCAATCAACGCGCATATCACCAAAAGGTTTAAGTCCGATGTGGACCCCGACGTGCTGCGCGAAGCGTGGTCTAAGTCAGTTGCAATACGGTCAGCAACTTCAGTCACGCTCGGACCAAAGCACGCCATACGCGCACTCACGAATAGCCTAACCGTAGAGACTGCGGCCAGCATAACCGCGCCCAACTACCTTCTCGAACTGGATAGTCCAACCATCGACGTGCTGCGTGCCCTCGCCTACCTCTACGCCGCAGAAGTCTTTCACTTGCCAACCAAGATAACTAATCCGCCAGACTCGTTCGAGCCGTTCCCCGGTAACGCCTGGGTGCAGCGCGAGACTGTCTGGCTCCTTGCCTAGCCTTTATGCAACACGTAACTAACCCACATCCAACCGCAACCTGTGCCAGCCGCATCCAATCTAACCTCGACCAAACCATCTTCGACTACTTCTTCCGCCACATCTACGCTGGCGATCGCGGTAGTCGCCAAGCAATAATCAACACACTATTCCAAGCCTTCTATGACGCCTGCCAATCCGAATCTATCCCTGCTGCCTACGATCCAACTGGAGACGGCCACGCCCGAGTCCTTGCTATCCTCGCCCGAGTTAACTTCCGGCCTATCGAACTTCGAGCAGATGACAAACCTCCAGCTCCTATCAGTCAAAGAAAACCCCGAACTACTAAAGGACATGTCGCCGGAAGCACTGTTAAAGTTCGTAGAGAAGATAAGAAACAGGGCGCTTAGCCCTGCAACCCTATCCGCCAGTCTCAACACAGAGTCTGCCAAGATTCGCGCAACTGTGCGCGGCACTCGTTCTCCAAATCCCGCTGCCACCAAACGTAAATCACTTCTCGATGACCTCTAAACTCCCACTGCCTCACCTGCATTACCGCTTTGCGGCAACGTCCACCCACAACCTAGCCATCTCTGGTTCGGTTCACCTTTTAACTTATGCCACGCGCGAAGACGTCGAGGAGCTTTGCCTGAACAAGGTTGCGCACACCGCAGTCGAACAAGGCATAGCTTGGAACCCATTTAACGTAACCCTAGCCTTTACTCCAATCGAATGATAACCATACCTACAACCCAAGTCAAGACCGAAATCCCACCAGCTACCAGTCGCACCCGTCACCTGCTCACGCCCTTGCCGGAGCCCGGTCACTTCCTATTCGTGATTGACAACAGTGCGGCGGAGAAGTTCGTGTGCCCCACGCTCGCCGCCAACTATTTGGTAGAGGGCCGCGAACCACACCCGACCAACGCCGCACTAATCTTCGGTGGTGCGTTGCATGTGGGGATTGAGGAGTTGTTGCACGGTCAGCCCTTGGCTGACGCTCAAGCCCGCATAACCAAATTCTTCACCGACCATCCCGCCCCGCTCGACGAATACCGCACCCTCAACAACGCACTCGAAGTCCTCCGCTTTTACCAGCAGAGGATGACCTTCCCCGACTACCACATGGAGATTCTGTCCGACGCCAAGGGACCGCTGATCGAACGTGCGTTTGAGTTGCCGCTGGGGGTGTTGGAAGTAGGGCAACACATGGCCATAACAAACATTACACCTGGATCAAATCCAGAACAAAGTTGGGGGCCATTAGGTGTTTTCGTTCGCCAAATACACGTTGCCTGGGCCGGACGCATCGACGTAATCGCTCGCTGCAACGGAACTGCCCGCATCGTTGACCACAAGACCACATCCATCGGCGGCGACAGCTTCATCGCTGACTTCCACCTGAGTTCCCAAACCCGCGGGTATCTCTGGGCCGCGCAGCAACTGTGGCCCGAGCTTAACGTGACTGGCTTCTGCCTCGACGCAATCAAGCTCAAGCGTCCGACTGGTTCTGCCGGTCTCATGGAACGCGGGCCACGTGGTGGCGACCCTGCCCTAGAGTTCTTCCGCTCTTACTTCGACTACTCCGCACCAAGCGTAGCTAGTTGGGCTACCAACGCACTCACCCGAGTCGAGGACTTCATCCATTCCCTCGTGCGTAATTACTTCCCGCAAGAAGTAACCTACTGCTTCAACCGCAAATATGGTAAGTGTCCTTACCACGACGTGTGCCTCATCGCACAGGACTCGCCGGAAGCTGCCAACAAACTGTTGCACAGCCACGCGTTTCGCCAAGTAACTTGGAACCCAACTGCTGACCGCTAACCTTTATGTCCCAAAATACTGACGACACCGCCCGCCGTATCTCCCGCGAATTCTACGTAACTTGGGTTCAGAACGCAGAGCGCAAGCTCCGCGACCGACCCACGCCCACCGTTGGCACTCGTGCTGACGCGCCAACCAAGTCCGGTATCCGTAAGAAGATACTTGCCGGCATCTAACTCTCCGGGGTTCTGCCCCACAACCAAAAACAAAAACCAAATGCAACAAACAAAAGACCAAGTAACTAAAGAAATCGTCCGCTATCGTGAATCACTTACGCTTTTCGAGTCCGAGTTGGATTCGCTTCAAGAGTTATTCGAAAGCATTCCTGACCTACTCTACGCCTACTTCTACCCACATGAGGCAAAGATCATAGCTGCGGTAAAAACTCGTGCAGCCTTTGCGCCAATCCGTGCCTTGCATACTGGCAAGTGGGACAAAGTGGTAAGTCATACGGACGAAGGCTTCCGCTATTCGGCAATCTCTGACAAAGGAATCAACCTTATTATTTACGTGTCCGAACTGCCACCGTCTTGTAAGATCATTGAAGAACAAGTTCTCGTTCCCGCTTGCGAAGCAGGCTTCAAAACTGTTCGTCGAATCGTGTGCCCTGCTACAACAAAAGAAGAGGTAGCTAACAACCAATGAAAAATACATCCGACTACGCCGACAAAGACGACGTCCTTCGCCTGCTCCTACAAGGTCCACCCAAGTCTGGCAAGACTGTTCTAGCTTGCAAATTCCCCGGTGCCTATATCATCGACATCGACCGGAACCTCGGCGGAGTTCTCCGTTACCTGCGCGACAACAAGTTGCCTATGCCCATCGGCTACGACCACGTAGACCGCGACGAAAACGACGCATTGATATCCCTGCCACTCCGCTACGCCCGTCTAGCCAAACTCCTACTTGCCGCGCAGGAAAACCCGTTGGTCCAAACCATCGTCCTTGACTCTGGCACCACGCTCTCCGACGTGCTGATCGCGGAAGCACTACGTGGCCAAGGTAAGACCGCAGTCGCTGACTTCAAAGATGGCCGCCAATTCTGGGGACACTTCGCTGTGCTCGGTAAGGGATTCATGGCAGCCTTGTCCCAGATGCGTAAGCACATCGTGCTTATCTGTCACGAAAAGACGGAGAAGACTGCCGAAGGCAACGTGGTGTATCCCATCAAAGTTGCTTGGCCGGGACAAGTCGGTGAGATCATTGGCTGCTTCTTTACTAACGTGTGGCGCTGCGAAACAAAGATCATCCCCGCTGGTGCAAGCAACACTTACAAGTGGGTTGTGCGCACGTTACCCGACCATCGTTTTGCCCTTGGCAACACGCTCGGCCTGCCCGCTGAGTTCGAGTTCGATTGGAAGTTGGTTGAGGCTAAGTTGAAAGGCGTAGCTAAATGACCCGCACATTCCTCATCGCCATCGACCTCGAGACTGCCTCACCCGAAGAACTAGCCCTCGTCGCACTCGAAATTCAAGACGAGTGTCTCAACGCAGGCATCAACGTAATCTCAGTCAAACCCTGGGAGGCACCGACCGCAGGGCCGGCACTAGGTTATCTAACTCCACCAACACTCTAGGGCAATTCGCCCGGACCTCTCAAGCGTAGGCCACGCTACCGTAGTAATTAGAAACAAAACAAATGAGTTCACCTCTATCAATCGCAATCCCAACCGCTGGCGTTAAAACCGCTATGCCTGAACTTGCTGACAAAACCTGGGTCCGCGTCAAGCTGGCCACAGTTGCCGAAGATAACATGATCGCTGACGGCGAAGCCGCAGGGGAAAAGAAACCCTGCATTAGTTTCCGCTTCGACACGATTGACCCAGCTCCGTCGTCCGAAGGCAAGACCATTGAACCGGGCAAAGCCGGCGGTGTCCTCTTCGAGCGCATCTACCTCCGCGACAAGAACAACATCACGTCCATCCCCGAACGCGCGATTCAATCCATCGGCAAGGTGCAGGATGCGTTGGATAACACTGGCGATGCCGACAACACCAAGGGGCTTCCGGCCCGCGTTGGTTTCGACACCGAGTGGGTCGCGGCCAGCATTGGCAAGGTTGCCTTTGCGTTCGTAGTCAAAGACGGCGACTATGGAATGAAGATCAAAGAGTTGAAGTCGACTCAAGATCCGAAGTTCGCAATGGCATAAGGGCTAACGCCCAAACACCCGCTGGCAGACCGGGCAATGTCTGCCACACTTTCTTATGCAAACCACACCTGACTCCATCCCCTTCTCATCCGTAATCCTAGACAACCGTCTTCGTCAAACCTACACCGGCATCGACGAGCTAGCCGCAGGCATTGAAACCGTAGGCTTGATCCAACCGTTAGTGCTAGTTCCCTTTGGCGACAGCCAGTGGAAACTCGTCGCCGGTGGCCGCCGCTACACCGCACTCACCTCCCTCGGTTGCACCCACCTCTACCACGCAACGTCGTCCGACCCCACCAAACCTGGCTTCATCCTCAAAGGTGAGCATGGGGACGAACTCATGAACCTGCTCACCGAAATCAGTGAGAACCACGATCGCGAAGACGTGCCGTGGCAAGAGGAACTCCCCGCTATCGTTCGTGCGTGGCGTATGATTGAAGCGCAGCACCACAAACGTGGAGAAGAGATTGGTATGCGGGCGTTCGGTGCCATGCTTGGCACGGGTTATCACAACCTTCAAGCAAGCGTAGCTATCTATGACGCGTTTGTCCGTGAGCCGGGACGCTTTGCCGCGTTCAATACGGTTAGGCAAGCATACGCCGCGCTACTCAAAGACTCTGCAGCGGTCGCAGCCAAGCTACACATTGCGGGTATCACCACTAACGCCACGCTGACACCCAAGGTTGTGGCCCCGGCTGGACCACAACAGATAGCTGCTGGCATAAGCCACTTGAAAAACGCTCCGGCACTTGTGCCCGATCTTTCAACGCCACCTGACGCTCCCGTTATCCCTCTCTCCCAAATGTTTCTCCACTGCAACTCCCTTGACCTAATGGAGACCATGCCAGCAGGCTACGTCAACCACATCCTCTGCGACCCAGACTTCGCTGTCAGCAAGGAAGCCTTATCCGCCAACAGCAACAGCACCAACTCCGGCGTGGCACAGGACTCAGTCGCAGACTCTCTCTCTGACCTCTACCGCTTTATCACGCTTGCCTTCCGTGTCGTGGACGACGCTGGCTTCTGCGTATTCTTCTTTGACATGGACCATTGGGAGAAGCTGCAAAACTATGCCTCAGGCATTGGCTGGCGCGTGCAGCGTTGGCCCCTAACCTGGCGCAAGCTAGACCACCGCAGCAACGCCGCACCACAGCATAACTTCTGCAAGAACCAAGAGTGGGCGATGGTCCTGCGTAAGCCCGGTGCTGTCCTCAACGAAGCGCAGATGTCCTCAGTCTTTGACATAGAATCTGGCCCAACTGCCCGCAAGTTCTCACACCCCTTTGCCAAACCCATACCACTCTGGCGTTGGATACTCCACGCAATCGCCCGTAAGGGACAGAAAGTTTATGACCCGTTCATGGGTTCCGGTAGCTCCTGCTGCGCAGTGATTGAGCATGGGTGCCAACCGTTAGGCTCAGAGCTGTCCGAGGACCACCACGCCAACGCTCTCTTCAACATCCAACTCCAATACCAAAAGACTCTCGGTCCCACTACCATCTTCACGTGAGCAGTGTTATCAATTACTTTGACGAGAGAACCGGTGACCTATACGTAATCCAAGTAACTCCGTCTGGTGACTTCGCCCACGCTCTGCGCTACGTGGACCGTGTAGGCCGAGAGGTCGTTGCGTATGAACGCATAGCAGAGTTGCCTAGCTATGTGCGAGTTGCTATTGAGCATGAATTAACTACAAGATGAGCGAAGCCCCCTACCCAACAATCGTCACCGAACGCCAGTCCGTTCCCAACTGTTTCCCGATCCTCGACTCTCACCCATATCGCATCGCGGTTATCGGCGACAGCCCAGATGAACACGCCGAAACCTACAACGTCCCATTCACCGGCCCATCCGGTAACTACTTCACCGCCAAGCTGCATGACGCAGGCATAGATCGCAAACGTATTTTCTTGGGACATGTGTCCCAAGTCCGCCAACACAACCCATACTTCTCATTCGATGACCAATATGTCCAAGCTGGAATCAGACAGCTTAGTGCCGATCTCAACCAGTTCTCACCACACGTATGTCTTCTCCTTGGGGACGCGTCGCTTCGCCTTGCACGTTCATCAGCAAAAATTGCATCTTACCGGGGGTCGTTATTTAGATGTGAACTTCACAGCAGCCCGTTACAGGAGCGCAAATGTCTGGCCTCCTACCTTCCAAAGGACGTGCTCAAAGACTACTCACTCAATCCCTTGTTTGACTTCGACCTCAAGCGAACCAGAGAAGAAGGAAACAACTCAGACCTAACTCTCCCCGTCCGCGAACTCCTAATCAACCTCACCCCGTCCCACATGTGTCTGCTCATGGACACCTGGCCAGCCAACCAACGCTGTTCCATTGACATCGAGGGTGGCTTGCCTAACTGGGCAGTGAACGACGGTGTGCGGGCAGACAGCAAACGTCGGCGGCATATCGGCTGGCGTTGCGTAGCGCTATCGGCTACGCCAAGCAAGGCGTTCGCCATACCGTGGTGGAAATTCTCTATCGACGACCATGCTCGACTGCTCCAGTCTTTTGCCCGTCTCATGTGGCGTGACGACGTTCCCAAAGTCCTGCAAAATTCCCTCTATGACAACTTCGTCCTAGCCTATGGCTACGCCTGTCCCATCCGCAACGTAACTGAGGACACCATGCTCAAGGGTTGGGAGGTCTTTTCTGAACTGCCCAAAGGCCTGTCCACTATGGCCTCCATCTGGACCCGCGAGCCACACTGGAAAGACGATGACATGTATGATTCCAACGGGGATAACCTAGCCACCGGCTGCTGCAAGGACGTTGCGGTGACGATGGAGATTTGTCTGGCGCAGGACGGAGCCTTGGACCACGCTGGCCTAGTCCACTACCGCAAGAACATCGAGATGCTACAACCCGCGCTCTACATGGAGCTTCGGGGAATCAAACTAAATCAATCCAATGTCAAAAAACAAATTGAAGAAACCCTTGCTGCACTACACCCGTTGGGGTCCAGCTTGGTGGCAACAGCCGGCAACGAACTTAGAGGAAAGAAAGGTTCACTGTCCTCCGACCGCCTTATCGACTGCCTCTACCAAACTTCCGGACGAGTGGCTCCGAGCGGTAAAGCAAAGGTTCAACGCAGTTGGCTGACTCCACCCTACCCACCCCAATACAAGATCGAGTTCGTGAACGGATTTCGTCAGAAAAAACTAACCTCAGATGTCGAAGCAATTCTCAACCTCGGTAAGAAATATGCGGGTGACCAGTTCCTCGCTGGCATCCTTGAACATCGCCACCTCGAAGGCATCCTTGAAACCCTGCATGTTCAAGCGGACGCGGACGGGCGTGTTCGTTGCGCGTATAACGTCGTCGGGACGGAGACCGGGCGCTTCTCCTGTAAGACGAGTCCGACTGGGGCAGGAACTAATATGACAACTATCACCAAGAAACTTAGACATAATTATGTCGCAGATTAAACCCGCTTATGACTTCTTTCAATGTGACCTTAGCGGAGCAGACGGATGGACAGTTGCTGCTCACTGTGCAAGACTTGGAGACGACACGATGCTTCTCGACTACCGACATGGACTTAAACCAGCGAGGATTATTGCCGGGTTACATTGCTTCGGGGCAGATTTCAATAGACTTGACCGCGAAAGTCTTACATATTGGGGAAAGAAAATACCATTTGCAGCGATTAGTAATATGGTTGGCACCGGCATTTACGATTGCGCCAAGGTCATCCAGCACGGAACCAACTACCTAATGGGCATCCCCACCATGCAGACAAACGTCATGCGTAAGTCCTTCAAGGAATCCGGTGTGCCGATCTACATGGACCACAAAACTGCGCAGACCTTACAGTCTCACTACCTCTCCCGCTACCCCGGCGTTGCCACTTGGCACCAATGGTGTGAAGCCCAACTTGTCGCGTATGGAAAACTTACTTCGGCCTCTGGTCACACGCGTGTTTTCTTTGGTCGCCGCCACGGCAAAGACATTAAAGATACAGTCAAAGAATATCTTGCCGACGAACCCCAACAAAATACCACTTGGGCCACCAACCTGGCAATGCTCCGCCTGTGGAATGATCCTGAAAACCGAGTTGATGGGCTCGTCGTTGAGGCTTACGAGACATGGCAGGCGACACTTAAAGGAACAAGCGGTGGCCTTATTGTCGAACCACTTCATCAAGTCCACGATGCGCTGTGCGGTCAATGGCCAACCAGCCGTCGCGACTGGGCGTGCGCCAAGATGCACGAATGGTTTGAGAACGAATTGACCATAGCTAGTTACAAAATAACAATTCCCTTCGAGGGTGCCTACGGCCCTAGCTGGGGAGAAACACCAAATCCAATATGAAACTAAACGCAATCACCATCACTGCAACCGACCTGCCCGACAAACCGCATATGATTTACAGTTCAACTTGGCGCTTCGGCGACCCGTTGCCTGAACTCGAAAAGCTGGTTGTCTGGCTTGGCGACTACGTCGAAGCAATTAAAAACCCAGTAGATAAGGCTATCTCCGGGTCTAAACCAATCGACGTTGAATGACTGATGCCGACATCAAAATTGTTAACTTCATGCTTGACCACATTACGAAAGTTTTTGTGGCTCAGACGGATAAAATCCTCGCAGAAGTCGGCAAGCGTAACCGCGGTCCAAAGCCCGTGGCAGCCTCGATTGCGTTACAGCGCCGCTTCTACCGAGCACGAAACGAACTCGCTAAGTCTCGCGCAGAGAACCGCGAACTCCATAAATTACTTGATCAACAAATAAACAAATGAAACCACTCCTCGCCCACGTCTATGAACCCCATCGAGTCACCTATCCGTGTTACGTCCAACCAAAACTCAATGGCATCCGTGCTCTTTACCAGAACGGTCGTTTCCAGTCTCGTGACCAGATTCCATTTCCTTCCGGACTCCTCGATCATTTGTCAAAATCTCTCAGCAAAACTTTCGATCCAAGTATTATTTTAGACGGTGAGCTTTATGTTCACGGCTGGCCCCTCCAACGAATCAACGCCGCCGTAACTCCGGTGCGCCAGCACCCGACGGAGGATACGGTGCAGGTGGAGTATCATGTGTTCGATGTGGTGAACTACGGACTACCTTTTATTGTTCGGTTTGAACGAAATGAGCCTAGCTTAATAGACGAAAAGTTCGGCTTTCCAACAAATGTAAAATTCGTTGAGACTTCTTTGGCCCATGATGAAGTATATGCTAATGACTTTTATGCAACCTTCGTAACTAACAACTACGAAGGCATGATGTATCGTCTCGGCGACTGCCCGTATACGGTGCCGAAGCAATACGCGACAGGATATTTTGGCCAAACAGGACTACCCACGCAGGTCAAGTTCCTCTCCGACAAAAACAACCGCTGCTGGCACCTGCTCAAACGCAAATCCTGGACCGACGACGAATTCGAGTTCCTCTCGCTCAACGAAACCACTGGCGAACGCGGCGAACGCGGATTCCAGATGTGGGTCCGTGCCCGCAACGGCTCCCCCTTTAAGGTCAGCTCCGGGCTGTCCCAGTCCGAACTGGACTCATACTTAGAATCCCCGCCGGTAGGCCGGCAAATCAAAATCAAATACCTAGTCTTGAGCGACAAAGGTATTCCACTAAACGCAACCATACTAGCAGTCCTATGATTAGACAAATCTATGCTTCAACCGCAGAATTAGAATTCATGTTAAATTTTGCCCGAGCTAATTCTGGCTGGATACAAATACAAGAAACTCCAGGAAGTATCGGGCATACGCTAACCATTACAAGCCAACCTGGAGATAAGTCTTTGACAGAAGTTCCGGTGTTCAGGCTGACATAGACACGTGGTAAACCAACAACCCAAATGACCCGAACCGAAATCCTATCCGAAGCCGACCGCATTGTAAATAAAGATCGAAGTGCCACGCACGGCGAACCCGAAGACAACTTCAAAACCATAGCTGAACTTTGGACTGCATATCTCCGCGCAACAAAGCATAACCCAGAAGAAGATGGGCTATTCGCCCACGACATAGCAATTATGAACATCCTTCAAAAGGTCTCCCGCGTAGCAACCTCACCCGCGCATCCAGATCACTGGGTTGACATCGCAGGGTATGCCGCATGTGGCGGACAATGTGCAATGAAAGAAAAGCTATGAACTACCGAGACCTAACCAAACGCGAACTTACCAAAGTCCAAAACCTGTGTCAGAAAGCCAAGACTGACTACCAAAAATCTCGTCCCAATCCCGATGCTAACGCCCAATGGGACGCTTGTTGGTCCCGAGCGTTTAAAGCCGGGGCAGACTTCATTGAAGCAAAACAACCACCGACACAACTATTCCCCGGTGCCTAACCCTAACTTCCTCCGTGACTACCTAACCTACGCCGCCGACAATGAGGCGCCAAAGATGTTCCACGTCTGGGCTGCACTCACCGCCGTCTCAGCTTCCGTAGGCCGACGCGTATTCCTTGCTTGGGGAACCCGCGCTATGTATTGCAACATCTACGTGTTGCTTGTCGGCGATGCAGGAAACGGTAAGTCCATCACAATGGTTAACTTCAAGAAGCTCTTCCGCGCAATCAAGCCGGAGCTTCAACACTCCGCATCGCGGGAGTCCCCACAGGGTCTCTGGCAGTTCATGACTGGAAACCTAGACATCAAACCACCAATCGAGGCGGGAGCTATGGAGTTAATCAAGTGGCCGAATGGGCAACTGCTTCCCACGCACCCAATGCTTATCCTTGCCAACGAGTTCCTAAACTTTATCTCAATGGATGATAAGGGTTGGATCAACGAACTCAATGACATCTACGACGAGGACATGTATCACTACCGCACGAAGAACGCTGGGCAGAATAAAGTCATTGGGCCGTATATCACCATGCTCGGCGGCCTCACAACCGATGTCGCCCTCGACATGCAAAAGGCGAAGATCATTTCAACGGGCTTGGCCCGTCGTGTGCTTTTCCAATTTGGCTCGCGTCGATTTGAAGACCCTC